TGATCCAGGTTTAGTGTGGGTTTGTGCTTCTGATACAGATGCGGGCGGACAACCTATTCCGGGAACTAAAAGATGCAGACTATTTTCAAAATCTTGTTTAGATAAAAATCTTAAGTATTTATCGGATGATGCTGTGGTGTATGCCACTGAAGAAGAATGCTTAGAAAATTGTAAAGAACAAGATGTTACGGAGACTCCTACTGAAACCCCAACCGAGACTCCTACTGAAACCCCAACCGAGACTCCTACTGAAACCCCAGCTGAAACTCCTACTGAAACCCCAACTGAGACCTAAATTCCACAAACCACGCCACCAAGTTTATAGAGATAAATAAAATGGCTATTTTTAACATAAAAACACAAACTTCTTCTAATGTTTCCACAGCGCTGTGGAATACCGGAAATAATAGAGATAATTTACAGATTAATAATAATAAATTTTTTACACCTACTGAAATTTGTGACCTAAAATTTAGTTTAGATGAGACTTGCAATATCAAAAATTCTAAAACATTTTACGTTAAACATTCTGTAATTTTCACATCAGATAGAAGCTATATAAATAGTAACTCAGCATCTCTTAAATTAAATAATTATGCAATCTTGATGAGATCTCAGCTTTTATCTAAAAATATGAGAGAAGGCAATTTTAATTTTTATACAGGTTCTTTTGATTTTGGTAGTATTTCATATATAACTAAGTATTTCTATTTAGAACAAAAAATTTCTTCTATTTTTTATGTAAACTTTTTTAATTTATCAAAACAACTGCCAGAACTTTCAGAAATATTATCTTTATATGACCCTATATCACAAGACTTAACTAAACAATATTCTTTTGTTGTGTCTTCAGATTTTCTTGGAGAAAATGTGGAAGACAACCTAAATCTCATAGCTAATGAATATGCTAATAAATTTAATGGAACAATTTTAAATACAACGACAGCAATTAAAACTTTTAGTATAAATTTTAATAAAAACACATTATATTCAGCCATATATTTTTCACAAAATGATAGTAGAATCGAAAACAGTTTTCAAAACGGATATGTGCAAAAATTCAAATGGACAGGACGTTATAAAAATACGCCTAGTCAATGCTATAATCTTAATTCTGAGTGCTCCGATTCTGATAATCAGTGGCCAAGAACATTATGTCCATACAAATTCGATAGCGATAGCAATTTGTTTGTTTTAAAAACTGTTGATGATATTGTGTCAGAATTACCTAATTGTTGGAGCAATCCTACTTTAGGAAAAACAGAGATTTTGCAATGGTTATATAACGTTCGGCCTTGTAGATTTGATAGCAAGCCGTCATTTGTTTACACTCAGCTTTCAAGGTTGTGTCATGGAGATCTTCCTTTAGATAGAGCATATCCTGGTAGAACCAAACCAAGAAATAAATTGAAAGCTTCCGGTGGCACGTGCGACGAAATTAAAGATCCTGTTTATGTATACGTAGTAGATGAACCCATCGGAGATATTAATATATCTCATAATCAATTTGAAGGAAGATTAAAAACTTTCTATGGGCCACTAATAGTCAAAGATACTATTGGGTACTTTGATCATGGAGTAAAAGTTGCTAGTGTTGTAGCAGGAGCAGATTGTGGGGTAACAAGAAAGCCAGAGTTAATCAGTGTTGGTGTTTTAACACCACAAGGAGGCTCCTATGAGTTAGTAGCTCGTGGTATATCTAGAGTTATCCAAGATAAAATAGATAATCCAGATAGAAAAATAATTATTAATTTAAGTTTAGGTGGCATACAGACATCTTCTGAACAAAATATTATGGAATATGCAATTTCAGAAGCTATTAATAAAGGCATCATAGTTGTTGTCGCTGCTGGTAATGATGATATTGATGCTCGTTTTGTAAGTCCTGCTAGAATGTCCACAGTTATCACTGTAGGATCAACGGTCATTGTGGCACAGTGTTCTGTAACGAGTGCTTCAAACATCGGTTGTCTTAAAGTTACTGCTCGTGGTGTTGGTAATCCTGGACATTTTATGGATAAAAAAACTTCGTTTAGTAATTTTGGTCCAGCTGTTGATATTTATGCTACAGGTCGAAACGTAATAGCTGCTGCCCCCAATACAAAAAGAAGAAAAAACCTAAAAGCTAGGGTTTCGGGAACAAGTTTTTCTTGTCCTTTAGTGGCAGGCGTAACAGCAGAAACAGTCAGACATATGGAAAATTTACCAAATGATCAAACCGCACAAGAAATAGTTAAAAATATTATAATTGGCTATTCTCACGGTGGAGACAATGGGATATCTGGACTGTGGGGTTATGAAACTGATTATGGAATAATAAATTTATTTCCACATAGACAAGATAATAATAGAATACTACAAAACCCTTATCAAAACTGCGAAGGCTATGATGTTATAAATAATTTTGATGATCCATCTGATTGTGAACCTAATATTGCTAATGAACTAAGCATAGATCAACAGCCCCAACTAAATGATCAAGAAAATGCTATACAAATAAATACTAAATATATTTATGGCACAACTTCTTTTATAAAAAAATTGAGTGTTCCAGATATAGGAATAGCTTGGCAATCTAGACCATCATTATCCGAAAATTTTGAAACATTCGCATACGGAGCATCGATACCTGTGGACTTAGTGCCAATTAACGCTATACAAATTAGAGTTTTAATTAGTTATCCTGGTGTAAGTGGTATAGATTGGAATATTACTGAAAACAGTTTAAGCAGTAATTTTATTAGTTGGCCAATAGTTACCGAAACACCAACAGAAACTCCTTTTTCATAAAAAGACACAAATGGCTATTTTTAATATAAAAACACAAGTTGAATACAATGTCCCAAAAGCTTTTTGGGATACTGGTAACTCTAGAGAATCAATAGATGTTGTTCCAGACCCCATACCTTCTGACTATACTTCTTGTGTATATTCGATATCTGAAAATGGCGTAACTGTAATTTATAATAAGTGCAGGCCAGACACAGAAGCATGGCATGCCGCTTTCCCAAATGAAGATTTGTTATTCATTTTATGAACACACCACAAAGGATTTTATAATGTCTTGTCCAGAAAAATTTAAAGAATTATTTGATTGTAATGATGGTGAAGATTTTGTAGCAAATATAAATCTTAATATAAATCAACAACTAGACAATGGTTTGGATTCAGCAACTTGTGCTGTTAATACTTTGTTTTCTTTTATTGTTTTTGAACTACAACAAAAATTAGAGCTATCAAATAATATTAGTATCGACATAAATTATACAATACAGTGCCTCAGAAAACAGTGGCAAAAGGATGAATATCTGCCTAGGTCAATAGATATCGTAGCATTTGAAAAAAATCTACGGTCACAAGGATATGCTGAGGAAAAAATTAGCGATCAAATTTTACAATTCCAAAAAAGCCAGCAGTTTCTAAACTGGATTTTTAATGAAAAAGATGGAAAACGTCAAGATATAAAAAGTCGCATATCAAAAACTTTACCAATTAAAATTATATGCGATCATAATTCGTCAGAATATCAGACCTACGATCCTGCTATATTTGGTGATAATGGTGTTGTGGAGTGCGATTACGACGCTCCGTGTATTATACCAGTTAGAGTTGGTATTAGTAACCGATCAGCCATATCAAATAAAGCTTCTGCAGATTTAGATTTAAAAGATTTTATCAATTTTCTTTGTAAGAATAAAAAACCTATTATTTGTAATTTTTCAGGACCTGAATGGCAAGAGTTTGATTCTAAATCTAAGAAATTCAACCACAGTTCAGGTTCTATGATTATTTATGATCCAACACAACCTTTTGATTTTACAATTAAGGGAGCGTACAGCCATACCGTTATCTGCGTAGGATATGAGTGTGATACAAATGGATTTGAATTAAAATTCAAAGATTTTTATGAATATGGTACTGATATTAAAAGACCTGGTGAATTTTTTATCTATTATAGCTATGAAGATATAGAAGGCGATATCTTTACAGGAAATCCAATGCCCAAAATTCCTTTTAATATTGGAGATTTATATGGAAATTATTTCAGAAGAGGCGATGTTGGTCTTTTGCGATTTATCGGTTTTTCAATTAGTTTTTTACCGCCTGGATTACCAGGACAAGAAATAACGTGGGAAAAAATTAAAAATTGTTGTCCGACAACCACACCAGCGCCAACACCTACGCCTACGCCAACGCCAACCACAACAGCGTCTCCCACAACCACAGCTTCGCCAACCACAACAGCGTCTCCCACAACGACCGCTTCGCCAACCACAACAGCGTCTCCCACAACAACAGCTTCTCCAACTACCACAGCTTCGCCAACCACAACAGCGTCTCCCACAACCACAGCTTCGCCAACCACAACAGCTTCGCCAACCACAACAGCTTCGCCAACCACAACAGTGTCTCCCACAACGACAGCTTCGCCAACCACAACAGTGTCTCCCACAACGACCACAGCTTCGCCAGGTTAATAAGCATAACTAAAAAGGTTATAATATGATATTTAATTACAAATATAATAACAACAATAACACAAATCAATCTAAAAACTTAAGAGTTGTTCATACTCCTAAAGCTATAAGAAATAATTCTTACAATGAATTTACGAACACTTTTACAGACAAAGAAAATGTTAATACTTATTTAAATGATCAAAAAATTTGTACAGTATTTAATGTTGGCAAAAAAACCATATCTACTAATTGTGACGATAATATCAGACCTAACAAGCCAAAAGTTATATATGCATCTAGTACTTTAACTTCTACTTTGGCTATGTATTTTGATGACGATTTTCGTATTCCAATTCAAGAATTTGTTTGCTATTCTAATACAAGTACTGACACCGATTTGTCACCAAGAATTCAACCTATATCTTTTAAAATTAACGATAGCACTATTTTAAATAGAATTTCTCAAAATTATCCAGATATATACAATAAAATATATCCTAAATATAATATCTATAGCATTTATTTACTTAATATCCTTCTTCCCGGTAATATTTTCCAGGTTTCTGCGGTAAATACTTTTGGCGAAGGCCCCAGAACGCAAATATTTACGGTGACTGGCAGAGATTTAAATAACTTTGGTTTGTTAACATTTGAATAAAAAAAAGCACCGGATTTCTCCGGCGCTTTTTGATATCAAGTTTCTGGTTGAAACTCTTGTATATTCTTGACCTTCTTCGGACGCCCACGTGGCTTAACTATGCCTAGTTTTCGTCTTTGTCTACGAACCATACCATAAGTAATATTTTCGCCTGTCATACCACTAAGCTTACTGGCCAATTGTTCATCACTCAATAGCGAAATATTATCTCTTACAAAATTTATCTCCACATCGCTCCATTTTTTATATGTTGCCATAATATTGATTCCTTTTTGACAAAAGTGTATATACTACATACTATATGATATATTATTGGCCAATACACGCAAGGTGAAAAAATGAATATTGATAATATTGTTCCTAGTGTTTTAAAAGTTACCGCTAATGAAATTGACGTAACTGAAGACCTTAAAAAGGATGATTCTAATAAAACCATCAGCCAAATTATAGATGAGCAAAAAAAAGAAAAAAACCAAAAAAACACCGAAAGTAGATGATAATGAGCTATTAAAAGTAATAGATATTATTAGTAAAAAATTAGCTTATAAATTTAAATTCGGATATCATGATATAGAGGACATGAAACAGCAAATTAGTATATTTGCTATAGAAGGTTTAAAAAATTACGATCATAAAAGACCATTAGAAAATTTCTTGTGGACTCATGTTCGGAACAGATTGTTCAATTATAAAAGAGATAATTACCAAAGGCCAGATAAGCCTTGTTACACCTGTCCTTTTTATGATCCATCTATGACTAGTTCATTTAGTCAATGTAAGAGCTATACGAACAAAAACGATTGCGAATTATACAATTCTTGGAGTAAGCGTAATGATACAAAAAAAAATTTAATGTATTTAATAACAGTAGATGAAATAAAAGATTTTTCAAATATATTTCAAAGCTATATTAATGATACGGAGAATCAAGAAATATATAAAATTTTAGAAGAAAATTTAATTGGAGAAGAAAGAATAATATATATTAAGTTAAAAACTGGTAGCAAAGTTAAGAAAAACGAAATTTTAAAACTGGTATCTAAAATTAAAACTATATTAGGATCAAATTAATGGCAAAAAAAAGAGGACAATTGAGTTTAGATGAAGAGAAATTTATTACCGAAAATATACAAACTCTTAGCATAGAACAAATAGCAAATTCTTTAAATAGGACGGAAGCTCCTATTAAAAGGTATATAGATGAAAACCAACTATATGCCCTAGAAGAAAAAAACGATAACGATATATTAATTAGAAAATTACATAGCAAAAGTTTTTGGTATGAAATAGAAAGACAATTTGACGAAGAAAGCGGAGAGCTTCAATATTTCGAAAATACTTGGATAGGTTTAATTAAACAGTTTCGAGAAGATGTTTTGCCAGCTGAAGAACTTCAAATTAAACAATTTATCACAATAGATATTCTTATTAATCGCAGTATGAAAGAACGCAAAAGGCATATTAGTGAGACAGAAAAACTTCAAAAACAAGTAGACGCAGAATATGATAAACCAGAAGATCAAAGAGATATACCTAAATTAGCAAATTTAGAAACACAATTAAGTTTTGCAAGAAATAGTATTTCTAGTTATACAAATGAGTATACAAAACTATTAAATGAACAACAAAAAATCAGCAAAGATTTAAAAGCCACAAGAGAGCAGCGCATCAAAAGAATAGAAGATGGTAAAAGTAGCTGGGTAGGTCTTATAAGAATGCTTGAGGATGAAGAAATTAGAGAAAAGGAAGGCAAAGAAATGGCAATATTGGACATGGCTACAGAAAAATTTAAAAAAAATCTAGAAGAATACCACAACTATGCAGACAAAAAAGTAGACATACCATTCCTCAACGAACACTCTGCTAAAAATGACGAATCGTAATTATAAAGATCCAATGTATAAAAATTGGCGACATAATGTTTATGCTAGAGATAATTTTACTTGTCAATGGCCTGGATGCAAAAATACTAAAAAACTAAATGCTCATCATATTTATAAATGGGCCGATTTTCCTGGATTAAGATTCCATATCTATAATGGGATTACTTTGTGCAAACAACACCATGATATGATAAAAAATAATGAAGATAATTATAGGCATTTTTTTAGTAAAATAGTTGCTAACAAATGTACAAAATAACTTAATGGTGTATATTACACTAGATTATGAATATACTATCAGGGGTCGTTTTATGAGCACATTTAAAGCAAATCCTAATTTACCAATAAATAATAATGGTGGTTCTAGACAAAATAATTATCCTAAAGTTGAAGCTTCCAGAGAAACCGATTATGGAACTATAGATCCATTAAATAACAAATTGATACAGTACAACGTATTAGAAGAAATAAAAAAAAGAGGTAGCAATAATACAGAAGTTATTAGAATCAGAATGACAGAAGAATCTATTAGAAATGATAGATTTGATTTTTATTCTGGTGAATTTGAAAATAATTTTCCAGAAAATGATAGTTACAGGTTTTGTAATCCTGAATTATCTACAGTATTTTCTAATGGCGCATATTCTTACACAAGAAAAGTTGATGACGATAAAGGATATCCGTTCAAAACTTCTTTACGCAAAGTTTACGATTCAGTTCAGTCTAATCAATATGGTAAAAATTTTGCTGGCCAACAGTTTTGTTGCCCAAATGGCCAATCTCCGGATCCAGTAACAGGATTGTGTACTTCTTTGAGGGAGTGTATTCCTCCTCCGGTTGAACCATGTCCAGCACCTGAATTGATAAATTTAAAATCTACTATATATGGTTATATTTTTTATGTTTCGCGTATCAGAGAAGTTAATGTTCCAAACATCGGACCTAGAAAAGTTAGATGTGCTGGTGGGCATAAATGTTATAGAACACACTTTGCTCCTGTGTTAGAATTAAGCGATGGGTCTATAATACAAGCATCAAATAATGTTAGTCTTGATAATTTTGGTGTAACAACATATGATGTTCCTTCATATTTTCCTGTCGATGGTTTTGTTCAAGAACATCCCGGCGATAGGTCAGACAGTTTTACATTTACTGTAAACGATCCTAGTTTATTAAATTCTGAATGTAACATATATCTTGAATGCTTATTACAAGGCTTCACTTGTCATAATGATGTTTCTATGGTATTTTTAGTTGGTCAACGATCTGACAATGACGAGTATGTTCTTATTTTTGGCGATTGTGTAGCTCCCGGCAAATTCAATGCTGGATTTTTAGGCACTATTCCATGCAATAATGATACTCTTCCTAATTCTTGCGAAGAAACGCCTACACCACCACCACCACCACCACCACCAACGCCAACGCCCACGCCAACGCCCACGCCCACGCCAACGCCCACGCCTACGCCCACACCTACACCATGCGTAGAAACAGAATGTTGCCTAAATGAATTTTGTAATTTAGGCCCAGGAATATATAATAGAGCATATGATTTATCTGTGGTTACCAATAGCTGCGGATCAACTACGTATCTTTGCTGCAATGGATATACTGTTGAAATTATTTCACAGACCGAAGCAGGATATCCAAATTCTGATACAGGAGAGCCTATGTACGATGTTGTAATTCAGGTTTCATAATGTTTGATTTTGATTGTCAATATAGAATTGGGTGCGACAGCCCAGCTATATGTGAATGGCAATCCAAAAGATTAGGCCATGTTGTTACCACTTCCTATTTATTTTGTCGTCAATGTCCTATTAATGTCTACAAATATGGACAAAATAATAAAGATTTTTTGAAAAAATGTTTTTATAGACGATATGATAAAACTTTTTTCGATAAGTTGATAAAAAAATATGTAAATCATACTAAAATTATATGTCCAAATAATTGGAAAATAATAAATGATCAATTTTCTTTTTTAAAAAAATATTCTTGGTTTGTAGACATAGGACTAACTGGATCTTATATAGTTGAAAATGTAGAAAATCATAAAGATATTGATATTGTATTTTGGGTGAAAGATATAAGATCTTATGCTGAATGGCTAAAAAATAATAACCTTCCCGAAAAAATTCTAGATGGTACTAAAATTGATTATTATATTTTTTTAGAACCATATTATCAATTTTTCATTTCTTTATGGCCAAATCAGAAAAAAATTTTTACAAGTAAATATTTTAGTTCAAATATATCTTCGGGCGAAGATTTAAAAATTGTGTATGATAGTACATATGAAAAGCTTCTAGAATACCAAGATATATCTCCAATAGATTAGGAATAAATATGTCTATTTTTGCTATTGATAAACTAAAAAAAAATAACTATATAGACGGTATTTCTTTTAAAAATAGTATCAAAAATCAAGAGACTAAACCGCTAATTAATGATTTTAATAATACTACTACAGCAAATATCACAAAAATATATGAGAAAAAACCTATCAATTTAGATTTACATGTTCCAGACAATAATGACAGAAGAAATGTAAGAATGAGTTTGGACACCACAGCGATTAGACAAAATAGGTTAAATTATTTTACTCAACAGTTTGATCCCGGATATCCAAACGTTTCCAATTATCCACTTTGTCCACAAAAAATTTCCACAATTTTCCAAAACGGAGGATACCATTGGACACAGAATACTGTGAACGGAACATCTTCTTATCCATTTAAAGGTGGATTCTTTAAGGTTGTAGACGCTATAAACTTAACCACCAATGATTGCACATGCTATTATATTGATTATAGCGGAGAATATGTTTTAAATTGGTCTAAAGAAAGCGGTGGTCAACTATTATCTAGTTCTAATAAAGATATACAATTAGGAACGTTTAATTTTTATATTGATGATGAATATTTTAACATATTTTTATATCCAAAACCTTCGTTAAATAATACTTCTTATGTTCATATTAGATATAGAATACCATTACGTTATAGATATATATATAAAGATTGGACTTTTTGGGAAAGTTTAATTATAGATAACACAATGTCAGATACTGAATTTGTCAAAGTAATAGATTGTTGTTCTACAAAAATCGATGATATTAGAACTATATCAGCTAATCAACTAGTCTAAGGGAAAAACATGAGTTGTACCGAATTATCTTTTACATATAATTATGTTTTGTTAGGTTCTGGGGGCATATCTATTACGATAGATGTTTCTACTGTATATGAATGTACAAATATACAGCTTCGCTATAGAGATAATAATGGTACTGTTATAAATGATTGGTTTGATTATGCTGTTCTTACTTCTCTATCTACTACAATAAATTTTGCACTTCCTCCTGATGTGTGTAATATTGATATTAGATTAAATCAATGTTGTCCAGAACCACCCCCAGTAGGTCCTGACCCACCAATTCCTCCTGGCGGAGGCGGTGAGATACCGGAAATTCCAGACGATCCGCCGTGTGTTATTATAGCAGACCCAAATGAAGACGCATGCTACGAATCTGTATCAATAACCAACCCCTACTTACGACCTGAAGATAGTAGCATAACACAAGAATATAATGATATAGTTGTTCCAAAACAATTAAACCTTACTATTACGCATAATAGTTGTTCGGATATAAGCGCTTTATTATGTTCTCCTAGATGTACTCCTCCAGAGGATCCTACAGGACAATGCGCTTGCAAATTTAATCCGTATGTAAACATAGAAGATCTACCTTCGACCGTGTCTACAAATAGAACGCCTTATGGAGTACCTTTAGATATAGATTTTTCCTGCACCTATGGTAGTAGAGGTCCCACATATGATCTGCCACAGTATAACAAAATCGAAGCCTATTCGTTTAATTATGGTTTTAATGCCATGCCCACAATAGATGGCATGATATACGATAATTCGTCTTTGAACAGTAATACTCTAATTAAAATTAAAACAGCTAGTAATTCTGAAGAATTAAGACAATGGCTTGTGGACCATTTTAGATTTTTTGGTATTAATCCCGATTTTTCAATTAGAATGACATGGCCATATACCGATTTATATTGGTATCCCTATGATTTGTGTGTTCCGTCTTCCGAATTTACGGCTGAGGCTGGTGTGGTTTATGTCAACGTTGTACCGTGTTAAGGATAATTAAAAATGTCAATCAATTTTAATGATTTAAAAAATCTTACCAAAGAATTACATAAGTCTACTCCTAACAGCGTATATTCTGTTGGTTATGGTAAAAAAATAAAAGATAATCAGATTACAGATGATTTTGCTATTATTTTTGGTGTTGAAAAAAAGCTGCCAATAGAAGAAATACCACCAGACGAAGTTTTACCTCCGTATGTAGAATTAAATGGAGAGCAAATTTTAACAGATGTAGTACCGAAAATTATACCCAGCGCTTTGGATAGTAATTGTTTTGAGGCTAATGGCGCTAGTTCTGATCCACATAGACAATCTGTGATTCCTAATCTAACTGGTGGAATATCTATAGGCAATGAAAAAATAATAAGTGCTGGCACCTTGGGTGGTATTTTATTAGACAAAGATGATGATAGTTTTGTAGGATTAACTAATGCTCACGTAGTTTTTGATGGAATAGAAAAAAGTTATTCAAACAATTTAAAAAGTAATTTAGTATGGGATATTAGAGACGATAGATTGTGTCAACCAGGAAGAATCGATTCTCCACCACCAGGATATGCAGTTCAAAATTTTATTGGAAATATTAAGAGATATCAATTTTTAGACCCAAATCCTAATAATTATAATTCTGTAGATGCCGCTGTTATAGGTTTTTATGAATCTAACACCGTAAATTCTATATCTTCAGCTAAAAAACAACAATTATCAGGCGGCGGAATTGGTTTAGATCCTGCTCTTGTTAATGCTAATGTAGGGTTAGACTATTTTCCGATAGCTAGTACTCAAGAAATAGATTCAATTTTGGTTTATTCAGATCTTTTGTATAAAAGTGGCAGAACCACCGGTTTAAATTCTGGAGAAAATTATTGTAGAATAAACCCAATTTCTTTGTTTACTACATTAAGAGTAAATTATAAAGACCTAAATTATAACGATGTTCTTATAAACTTCACTAATGTTGTAGAATTTACTTATAACACTTACGAAACTGTTACAAATCCAAATAATGGTAATGTGTATTATGTACCTTCTCCAAACGTAATAGCGCCAGGAGATTCTGGTTCTTTAGCAATAATTCCAATATTTGATAATAATACTTTTCTTACTACATATAAAATAGTTGGTTTAATTTTTGCTGGTGGTTCTCTAACATACAATATTGATGGACAAGAGTGGACTCCGTTACAAAATAATGTAGGTCTTTTTTGTAGAATTGATGAAGTTGTTAACGCTTTAAATTTAGCATCGCTAACACCCTCTGAGATTGCTCATAATGATCCTTCTAATTGGTCTTACATCACTAAGTCTGGTGCTCTGAGCGACATAAGCATCATAGAGAATGGGCAAAAATATTGGCAAGCAGGAGCAGATAGCTCTGGGAATAGTATATATGTAACATACACAAGCGACACGCCCACACCAACACCCACTCCAACGCCTACTCCAACGCCAACGCCTACTCCAACGCCAACGCCTACTCCAACGCCTACTCCTACGCCAACGCCTACTCCAACGCCCACTCCAACGCCCACTCCAACGCCAACGCCCACTCCAACGCCAACGCCTACTCCAACGCCAAACCCTACTCCAACGCCAAACCCTACTCCAACGCCAAACCCTGACACCCTATGTGGTTTACATGTCACAGGTGGTTTACTTGGTGGTTCATGCGATGTTGGTCCTGGTATTGTTGAAGTAGAAAAATTAAACACCTGTGCTTCTTTCCTTACTTGTAATTATATAGTACCAGGATCTTATCCTTATTTGTCAGAAACTGCCGTAAATGCTCAAAAGACAACTTTTGATGGAATACTTGTTCCAGAAGGATTTAGGGTTAAAGTATATTCGCAAGAAAACTTTAATGGAGACTTAGTCTTAGATCAAACTGGTCCAGCAATTATTAATAATGTTATATGGAAAGACGGCCCATACGATACTGTTAATCTGACCAATAGTTGGAATAATGCGGATCCAGCTTTGGTAGCTAAATATCCACCTAGTATTAGATTGTGGAGTTCTAGCGACATGCATTTATGGGGCTACAATGGTTCTATGATTGTTGAAGCAACTGTTGATGTTCCAGAATGTCCACCAGAAGTACCACCCCCACCACCCCAAGATAAATGTTGCTATTCTAATATTGAAACAATTTCTCTTGAATGTCCTACGCCAATACCTACGCCAACACCTACGCCAACACCTACGCCAACACCTACGCCAACACCTACGCCAACACCTACGCCAACACCTACGCCAACCCCAAGTGATCCTCCGCCAACGCCAACGCCAACACCCACCCCAAGCGATCCTCCGCCAACGCCTACGCCAACGCCTACGCCAACGCCTAGCCCAACGCCTAGCCCAACGCCTAGCCCAACGCCTAGCCCAACGCCTAGCCCTACAGAAACCGTTGAACCAACCACAACAGCGTCTCCCACAACGACCTTTGCGCCAACCACAACACCGCCAACCTAAGTTGTTACAGAGACTCCTATTAACTAAACCTTTGTATTAAATCTTGGTCATAATAATACAATGAATAATTTTACTATAGTCATTGATACCAGAGAACAACAACCCTGGTTCGTTGACGAGGAACATGTTGTGGCCAAAAAATTAAATACTGGAGATTATTCTATAGAAGGTTTAGAAGATATATTAGCTATAGAACGTAAAAAAAGCATTGCAGAAATAGCAAACAATATAACAGAATCTAGATTTATTGATGTATTAAAACGCATGAATAATTTTAAGTATAAATTTATGCTTTTGGAATTTGATTTAGAGGATGTTTATAATTTTCCTGTAGGCAGCACTATTCCTAAAAAAATATGGAATAAACTAAAAATAAGCCCCAAATATTTGCTAAAATTTCTAACCGAAATACAATTAGACTATGGTATTCATATAATATATTGCGGTTGCGCTTCCAACGCAGAAAAAATGGCTTATTCTATAATGAAAAGAATAAATAATAAATATGGTGGAAATAAGTAAAAAATTTGATGATGCATGGTTAGGATTGGGTGACTTATCTAAAGTTACAAATTTCAATAATCCTATGATACATCGATCAAAAGAAGATATAGAAAATCCCGATCTTCATCTATTAAGATTATTAAAAAATCCAAAATATTTTGGATCTACTTGCAAGTTGCTTTTTGATATAGAGCTACACCCTATACAAATAGCTATTTTACAAGAATTTTGGATACGTCCATTTCCAATGTTCATAGCTAGTCGTGGTTTTGGTAAAAGTTTTTTAATGGCTCTGTATGCAGTTCTCAAATGCATGCTTGTTCCTGGCACTAAAATTGTTGTTGTGGGTGCGGCTTTTAGACAAAGTAAAATTATTTTTGAATATATGGAAAATTTATGGAGAAATAGTCCTATTTTAAGAAGTATTTTTAGCAGTAATGATGATGGTCCTCGTAGAGATGTTGATAGATGCACAATCAGACTAGGAGATAGTTGGACTATCGCCGTGCCTATGGGTGACGGCAGTAAAATTAGAGGATTAAGAGCTCATATTATTATTGCGGATGAGTTTGCTTCTATATCTCCAGACATATATGAAACTGTTGTTGCTGGCTTCGCTGCTGTTAGCGCAAATCCTATACAAAATGTTAAAGAAGAGGCAAAGAAAAAAGCCTTAACAGACGCTGGACTGTGGAATGAAGAGCTTGAAGCAGTTCAAATTAAGAAAGGAAACCAAGCTATTATATCTGGCACAGCAGATTATGCTTTTAAACATTTTGCTAACTATTGGAAAAGATATAAAGATATAATTAATACTAAGGGTGATCCTATCAAGCTTAAAGAAATATTTAATGGTGAAGTGCCAGATAATTTTAATTGGAAAGATTATAGCATAATTAGAATACCCTATGAACTGATACCTAAAGGTTTTATGGACGATAAGCAAGTAAGTAGAGCAAAAGCTACTATTCATACCGGCATTTATAATATGGAATACGCTGCTTGTTTTACGGAAGATAGTGATGGGTTTTTTAGAAGAAGCCTAATAGAAAGTTGTGTTGTTAAAGAAAGCAAACCTATCATACTTAATGACAAAAAAATCTTATTTGACGCTATTACTCAAGGAAACCTTAAGTATAAATACGTATACGGCATCGACCCGGCATCTGAAAAAGATAATTTTAGTATTATAATTTTAGAACTTCATTCCGATCACACAAGGATAGTATATTGCTGGACTACGAACAGAAGTAATTTTAAAGAGAGACAAAAAACTGGATTAGTTAATGAGCATGATTTTTATGGATTTTGTGCTAGAAAAATTAGAAACTTAATGAAAACATTTCCTCCTATTAAAATAGGTATAGATGCTCAGGGTGGTGGAGTTGCTGTTGAAGAAGCTTTACATGATCCCTCAAAACTTGAACCTGGAGAGCAATTAATTTGGCCAGTTATAGATCCAGAAAAATATAAAGAAACAGATGACCAAGCTGGCTTACATATTCTAGAGTTGGTTCAGTTTGCTAAATCTGACTGGACTAGTCAAGCAAATCATGGTTTACGAAAAGATTTTGAAGATAAATTATTATTGTTTCCTCGTTTTGACCAACTTACTCTTGCTTTGGCTTTAGACAAAGAAAACAAAGATATAATGGATACTGATTTTAATAATATATATGATAATGAAAGTGACTGCATACTAGAAATAGAAGAATTGAAAAACGAATTGACAACAATTGTTATGACACAAACTAGTACTGGAATGGGTGGGAGAGATAGATGGGACACTCCGGATATAAAGTTGCCAAATGGAAAAAAGGGCAAATTAAGAAAAGATAGATATAGTGCTCTAGTAATAGCTAATATGATAGCTAGACAAATAAATAGATCTATGGATCCTGTAACTTTTGACGTCATTGGCTCTAATTTAAGACAAGGTAACAAGAAAAAACCAGATGGAGAATTATACAAAGGACCGGTATGGTTTACAGAAGCGGCTAATTTAGATATATATAAAGGTATTTACAGATAATTTACAAAAAAAAGTGTATTATTACATTAATTCAATTACCAATCCTATTACAATAGTATTATGTCAAATCAAGAAAAAATAAATAGTTCCATCCCAAACGCAGAACCCATTGCTCCTGACAATGCTTATATAACTTGGGGTGATGAAAATATAGAAGATAAAAGGACAGCTTTAAATGAAGCTTCTAAAGCTTTAGATGAATTTACAGGAATACAAAAATCTACAGCAAATAATAGCAGATATCGATTAGATTTTTCTAATCTAGATGGTCCAACTAGCGGTCGACCTGGATTAACCAGAAGTGATTATGATTATTTTCGACCAGAAGAGAGTATTCCTAAACATGTAAAAGGAATTTTAAGACAAGCAGACACTGTTTATAATCGCGTTGGTTTGGTTAAAAATGTAATAGATTTAATGGGAGACTTTGCTAGTCAGGGTATTAGGCTTGTGCATCCAAATAAAAGAATAGAAAGATTTTACAAAAATTGGTTTGAAAAAATCAAAGGGGAAGAAAGAAGTGAAAGATTTTTAAATAATTTATACAGGATAGGTAATGTCATTATAAATAGACAAACTGCAAAAATAAGCATAAAGGTTGCTGATAATTTATATAAAAGTGTTGCTTCTCCAGATTTGTTAGTAAATAAAGACAGTCTACAAGTTGAAAAAAGAGAAATACCTTGGAGATATACTTTTATAGATCCTGTGTGTGTGGACGTAATAGGTGGATCTTTATCTTCTTTTGTTGGAGATAAAACTTATGCAATAACTATTCCAGGTAATTTAAGAAGAATAATCAATAGCCCCAAAACCGATGCCGAAAGATCTATTATAGACCAATTGCCGACAGCAATAATTGAAGCAGCAAAATCTAAAAAACCTTATTTGTTAGACCCAAATAAAACTTTAGTATTTCATTATAAAAAAGATGACTGGAAAAGTTGGGCTTACCCTATGATATATAGTATTATGGATGATATTAATATTATAGAAAAATTAAAATTAGCTGATTTAGCCGCTCTTGATGGCGCTATTAGCAACATTAGAATTTTTAAACTTGGTAGCTTGGATCATAAAATTGCTCCCACACAAGCTGCTGCTAGTAAACTCAGTAGTATATTACAGAATAATGTTGGTGGCGGCACGATGGATTTGGTTTGGGGTCCAGATATAGAGCTATTAGAAAGTAAAACTAGTGTTCATCAATTTTTAGGAGAAGAAAAATATACTCCACATTTAAATAGTGTCTATGCTGGTTTAGGTATTCCACCAACACTTACGGGTACTTATGGAGCAGCCGGAACAACAAACAACTTTATATCTCTAAAAACACTAACACAAAGATTACAATATGGAAGAAGAGTGTTGACGGCATTTTGGAAAAATGAAATTTTAATGGTTCAGAAGGCGATGGGCTTTAGACTTCCAGCCAAAATAGAATTTGATCGTATGGATCTTAGTAACGAAGAAGCTGAAAAAGCACTATTGCTACAACTAGCGGACAGGAATATTGTTTCTGACGAATTAATCCAAAGAGTATTTGGCTTTGATCCCGATACAGAAAAAACAAGACTCAACAGAGAAAACAGAGAAAGAAAAAGCAATAGAATGGTTAAAAAAGCTGGTCCATTTTTTGATGCAAATTTTGAAAATGTCGCTAAGAAAATGGCTATGCAATTAGGTTTGGCTACACCGTCTCAAATTGGTTTAGAACTGGAAGATAAAAAAGAAGGCGAAATGACAGCTTTAGAAATGAAATTAAAAACCACACCACAAAAAGAATCTCTCCCAGGACAACCACAACAAGGCAGGCCATTAAATGTAAAAGATTCCGAAAAAAGAAAAACTAAAGATTTTAAACCTCAAACAGGAGCGTCTATAAATATTTGGGCAGTAGACGCACAAGATAAAATATCTAATATTGTTAATCCAATTTTATTAGATTTTTATAACAAAAAAAATATGCGTAGTTTATCTCAAAGCGAATATAATGAAGTAGAAGCTACAAAATCAAAAATATTTTTTTCAATAGCCCCTTTTACAAAAATTAACGAAGATATTATATTGTCAAAACTCAATACTATCAATAGTATTGATGTCAATCAAAGATATCTAGAATATCAAAAATTTCATGAAGGTATTAGTTCCCAGCTAAATAGACCAATCACTACAGAAGAAAGTAAAATTGCTAAAGCTTACGCATATCAATTGGTGTATATACATAAAATCTAATTTTTAAATACTTATGTAGAATATAATTATGAAAATATATCAAGCGGAAATAGACGATGGAATTGAAGAAATTGTTTCCTCAAAATCATCCATATCCTATGCATCACTATTAGAAAAATCAGAAAAATCTTTTAATACAAACAGTACTAATATAAAAGCTTTTGCTGGCATAGAAGACAAAGATTTATATTATACGCAATCTATTTTAGTGACCACTTCTTGGAACAAAAATGATGATATATTTGATAAGCTTGAGGTTTGGGCAGCCAAGGACACCCCAAATCACAAACCCACAAATTTAGAACACGATGAGTCGACTATTATAGGCCATATCACTTCTAATTGGCCAATAACAGAAGACGGTATTGCTATCGATCCATCAACACCAAATGAAAATTTGCCAGATAAATTTCATATATTAACCGGATCCGTTATATATACAGGATATACTGATGCTGAACTTAAAAATAGAGCATCTAAACTAATAGCAGAAATTGAAGATGGCACTAAATATGTTAGTATGGAATGTTTTTTTAATGGTTTTGATTATGGATTAATCAATAAATCAACTGGCGAATATAAAATTTTAACACGTAACGAAGAAACAGCATTTTTAACAAAGCATTTAAGGGCTTATGGGGGTGTTGGAGAACACGACAATCATATCATAGGTAGGGTTCTACGAAATATAACATTTTCCGGTAAAGGTTTTGTTAATAAGCCAGCAAATCCGGAAAGCGTGATTTTCACTAAAAATAATATTGGTTTTAATGATAAAATTATTCGTTCAGAAATTCAAAAAGAAAAAAATAACAATTTTGAAAATATAGGTGTATTTTCAAATCAAGCCAACCTAAAGGAGATTAACATGAATTTAGAAAAAGAAGTAGCAGAAATTAAAGAAATAGTAGAAGCCATGAATACATGTAAAAAAGATATGGCTGAAGCTAAAATCACAGCTTCTGATCTACAAACACAAAACAACGAACTAGAAGTTGTGCTAAAAGCAACAGAAACAAAATTGGCTGAACTTCAAACGGCTTTTGATGCTGTAGTGGTTGAAAAAGAAGAAGCCGCTAAAAAGATGTCAGAAGATATGAAGAAAAAAGAAGAAGAAATGAATAAAATGAAAGCAGAGTATGACGCTGCCAACGAAGTGCTCGCCGCTTACAAAGACAAAGAAGCAGAAATGATGAAAAAAGAAAAGAAAATGAAAAGAATGGCAGCACTGATCGAAACTGGCTTAGATAGCGATCTTGCTACTAGCACAGTAGATAAATTTGAAAATCTCGACGATGCTTCTTTTGATGGTATGGCAGAAATTTTTGCTGCTATGATGCCAAATAAGAAAAAAAAGATGGAAGAAGAAGCTATGATGATGAAAAAGAAAGCTTCTGATAATACTTCTGCTGATGTAGAAGCTTTAGAAACAGTTGAAACTGAAGACACCATCAATCTTAGCGTTGGTAGCGAAGAAGATTCCGCAGTCTCTGAAGTTGAAAACACAAGAGCTGCTTTAGTTGATTTTGTTTATAATAGATTAGGCAAGAAACTTAATAAGGGAGAGTGAACATGGCTCTAAAACCAGATCGTATCGAAGCATACACAGATATCTCATTTTTCATGAATAAAGTTGCTGAACGTGGAGGCATTGTTGTTCATGATACTAGTGGTAGCGGAGTCAGTATGGATGACGCTAATGCTCAAGTAGTATATCCAACCGGAACTGACGGTAATCCTGCTGGTCTATTACTGAATGATGTTGTTGATTTAGATCTAACCAGACAACACATTAATTGGCATCGAGATGAAGTTCAGATAGGTAGTAAGGTTACTCTTTTGCGTCAAGGTCAAGTAACAACAGACGTTCTCAAAAGCGGAGTAAATGTTACTGCTGGAGAAAGCGCTTATTTTGATGAATTCGGCGAACTAACAAACGTTAATAATAGCGTGAAAGTTGGTCGCTTTTTAAGTTCACGAGATGCCGATGGTTATGCAAAAGTTGATATTAATATAACATGATAAGGGAGAAAAACATGGTCAATAATAGATTCGAAGCTACGCCAGAACTTACTGATCTTTTGATTAAGTCTGGTTCGCATAATAAAGATCAGGCTTTAGCAGCTAATGCTGAATTTGCCAAAGCTTTAGAGTTACCTTTGCGTCAAGGCGTTCTCAATGGAGATATTCTTGATGGCATATTTGAGCCAGTTGTTCTTGCTCAAAGTGCTACTCCAGAATTTCCATTAGATTTTCTAGCCCCTGGCACAGAAAAAGATTTTGTGGCTTATACTATCCCAAATCATGGTTATATTCCACAACGTCATGTTGAGGGCGATTATGTAATGGTTCCAACTTATGACATTGGTGCTAGTATCGATTATCTTCTAAAGTATGCTCGTGACGCCCGTTGGGACGTTGTTGGTCGTGCTATGGAAGTTCTTGAGGCTCAGTTTGTTAAGAAGATGAATGATGACGGTTGGCACACTCTTCTTGCTGCTGGTGTTGATCGTAACATAGTTGTTTATGATAGCGATGCTGATACAGGACAATTCACCAAGAGACTGGTCAGCTTATTAAAAACTGTTATGCGTCGTAATGGCGGCGGTAACAGCGCTAGCAATAACAGAGGTATGTTAACTGATCTTTATGTTTCTCCAGAAGCTATGGAGGATATTCGTAACTGGGGTATCGATCAAGTTGATGAAATTACTCGTCGTGAAATCTATGTTGCTGCTGATGGCACATTAAATAGAATTTTCGGTGTTAATCTTCACGATCTTGATGAACTCGGCGAAGGTCAAGAGTACCAATTGTTCTATGATAATGTTTTAGAGGCTAGTTTACCAGCTAATGACGTCGAGCTAGTAGTTGGTCTCGATCTTCGTAAGAGAGACAGTTTTATCATGCCAGTGCGTGAACAAGTTCAAATTTTTGAAGACGATACTCTTCATCGTCAAAAACGAGCTGGTTTCTATGGTTGGGCTGAACAGGGCTTTGCTGTTCTTGACAATCGTAGAGTTCTTCTCGGTTCTCTCTGATTATTGTTTAATTTTAATAAAAGAGAAGGGTTGGCATTATGCCAGCCCTTTTTTTTTAGTTCTGGAATATCTAGTGATAAGGTTCGGCTATCTGAAATTATCTCACAGTTAAAAGTTACTAATTCTGGTGTATTATAAAAATATACCACAGGAGAATTATTATGGCTATTGATATTATCGTAATAGATCCCACAAAACCCATTAACAATAAATACGCTATTTGTTCTATGCTACCTACAGGATCATATAGTAAATTATTGGTTAGAGAAAACTATCCTGGTGATCTTACGATAGCAAATATTGAAAACAAATATGATGATCGTTTTGATGATCCTAGCTATTATTATGGATCTCAAGTTGTTGATGGCGGAGACATCGTCTAATCGGAATCAGGATAAAATGTCTAAGAAACCCGATATCACTCTGGCCATACAAAGTAATAGAATAAAAAATTCTACGATTGTTGTTCAGCCTAGAGTCACAGGATTTTCTGATAGCGATACATATAATAGATATGTAAAAAATATAGAAATAAATACTATAGATACTAAATATTTTGATAGGTTTGACGATCCAACTTATTATTATGGTGACTATTTGGAAAATGGTGGCATAATTCCAATGCCTACGCCAACTCCTACGCCAATGCCAACTCCTACGCCAACTCCTACGCCCACTCCAACGCCCACTCCAACGCCAACGCCCACTCCAACGCCAACGCCCACTCCAACGCCCACGCCCACACCTACTCCTACGCCCACGCCCACGCCCACTCCTACGCC